TCAAACACTCGCCTACGAGATCCACTGTCCGAATGAAGGCTGGTATGAGTTGGTCGTAGACACTCGTGACTTATATGCTATTGCCGACGAGCTTGAAGCCCAGTAGCCATTCCAACTAACACCATGAACATTACTGAAATCGAATCCGCCTCCATGGAATCAATCGAAATGCTGCCAACTGATTTTGCATTGGCCTATAGCGTGCTTTCTAGGCGCATGGCTGCCATTGACGCAATTTTGAGTAGCAACCAATGGACAGAGCACTGCTTAAGAAAGGTGCGATCTCAAGTAGATGCAGCGATGTCTGCGATTGAACAGGTAGAGACTGTTCGATTTGTCGTCAAGCCCTAGTAGTCGCTTTCACTTCTACTTGTTTTCTCGATAAATGCCAACTATCGGGAATCCAAGTAGTCAAGAACCTGCAGAGATATAACGATCAGCACTTTCTAAAAATCTCCACATATCATCTACATATTTAGGTGGTTCAGGTTTTACAACACTTGGTACAAAATTACGCACCGCACGGGCAAAATCCAGCACACCCTGCTCACTGAATTGCACGCAGCTACTGAATGCTGTGGCATGTTCATACATCAGATCAATAATCTCGTTGTCAGTCATACCGTTTAGGCGTTTAGGGCTTAAGGAGTCTACAATGGAAATAAGCTTTTATGTCAATCATGTTCCTTCTTGACGGCAAACCGCTTAGCCCAGACTTAGCATTTACAGACCCAAAAACAGGTACTCAGTATCCGGCTAACTGGTTGCGTTTAGCTAGCCCTGAAGAGCGGGCTGCAATTGGAATTACTGAAGAGCCCGATCCAGCGCCTTATGACCAGCGCTTCTACTGGGGGCCAGAACTACCAAAAGACCATGAGCAATTGGTGGAGCAGTGGATTGCTCAAACACGCACCACAGCAAACACGCTGCTTGCACCTACTGACTGGCAGGTGATCCGCGAAGCTGACAACGGCAAGCCCATGAGTGCTGAAATTAAAGCTGACCGCCAATTTATCCGTGATGCGGCAGGTGGTAAGATCACAGCGATTAATGCCACCACTACTACCGCTGAACTGGCGGCGTACATTACGAGCAATGCGTACAGCGATTGGAATCCTATCCCTGAGCCTGCTCCTACTGATGGGGTGGTGCTTTTTAGCAATGGCAGCACTACAGCAGGGTTCTGAGCGGCTAGACTAGGGGCAACATTAGCCTGAGCCGTGGTCGAATTAGTCGCTGCTATTGCTGGCGCATCCATCAGTGCGGCTGCGATGGGCGCGATGGGATTTAGCCGTCGTAATGATGAGGCTCGCAATGCAGTAATCAGGCTCACTGCTGCAGTGGAACATATTGCTACCCAATTAGAGGTGCTTCATACAGACATTAAGGCAGATCGCAAGGAAACTTTTATGCGCCTTAACCAAATCGAAAACAGAGTAAGCAAACTCGAGGTTAGATAGCAGCTAGACTGAGTGTGACGTTCGCCACAGTTTTCTTGTGGACTTCCTATCTCACCCAGCTTTTTGGATTGTTGTTACAGCAGCATCTGAATTGATCGCGCTGTCACCACTGAAATCCAATAGCATCATCCAATTGGTATTCCAAATCCTTAACCTGTTGCATACAAAAAAGGGCTGATCAGCTTTGGCACACCCCTTTGGCAGCAACGTCTTGAATTTGCCATCCGTCAATGGTGGTTTGAAAAGACGTTACCAGCCAAATTGGATAAAGCCGAAGCTGAATGGCATAAAGCACAACCATTGCCGCCACCGCCAATCGTAATAGAACACCCTATTAACGATGAGTTACAAACAGGCGATAGTCGCTTGTTAGGTGGTGAAATTTCAATCCATGCACCCTATAAGCGCTCATGAATTTTTTAGCAGCGGCCAAAGCAACAACAAAGCCGCCGTTGCCACATCAGCAGGCGGCATGGACATGGGCATGGGAACTGTTAGCACCAGATGAACAAAAAACATTCCTCGATAAATTCAGGGCTGACCCAGCGCCAAAACCCACATTGGCATGGGAGCCTGCGGCGAAACTTATACGCGAATTTGAAGGTTTTAGTGATGTAGCATACATTTGTCCTGCCGGTGTGCCAACCATCGGCTGGGGCACCATTAGATGGCCTGATGGCGCAGCAGTAAAAATCGGCGATACCATCACACGCGATGCTGCTGATGGGTTGCTGGATAATATGCTAGAAACTCAGGTTGTACCGGCGTTAGCAAAAACAATACCAGGCTGGAAAACATTATCAGCGCATAGGCAAAATGCGTTGATCTCGTTTGCCTATAACGTAGGTTGGCATTTTTGCGGTAGCGCAGATTTCGTAACGATTAGTAAATGCCTCCGCGAGTCGGATTACGACGCAGTGCCAGCGGCATTGATGTTATACATAAATGCTGGCACACCAGCAGAACCTGGCCTCCGCCGTAGACGTGAAGCCGAGGCAAAACTCTGGGGCATCAGCCAAAAGGCAACATCAGTGTTACTGAAAGTGCCCTATGAGGCGCAAAATGATAACAAAAGCGGCACTGGTTATAGAGAATGTTTCTCCAGTAGTTGCGCGATGATTGCTAAGTTTTACGGCAAAGTAAAGAGCGATGATGAATATAATTTGATTCGGGCCAAGTTTGGCGATACGACCGACAGCCAAGCGCAACTTTCAACACTGCGTTCTTTAGGTTTACAAGCCAGATTTGCGACCAACTGCGCCCCAGGGTTGCTGGAGCTTGAACTACGTGCTGGGAGGCCTGTAGCGGTGGGTTGGCTGCACAAAGGGCCTGCGCAGTCACCTAGCGGTGGTGGACACTGGAGCGTCGTAATTGGGTTTACTGCTGAGCATTGGATTCTGAACGACCCAAACGGTGAGGCTAATCTCGTTAATGGTGGCTATGTCAAAAATACCGGGGGTGCCGGTATTAAGTATTCGAAAGAACGCTTCAATCGCCGTTGGATGCCAGATGGCGTTAGTACAGGCTGGGCGCTGTTGGTGAAGCCATGAAATGCGAAGTAATCCGCCACAGCCCAGAATTAACTGAAATACGAATCCCCTATACCTCAACTACAACGCAATATAATTTCTTTCTTGCATCCGACATTCACCTAGATAATCCAAAATGCGACCGTAAGCTTTTCAAAAAGCATCTAGATGAGATGAAAGAACGTAAAGGTAAGGCGCTTTTCTTTGGTGATGTAATGTGCCTAATGCAAGGCAAAAAAGATAGACGTGGCAGCAAAGGCGATATAAGGCCAGAACATTTAGGCGGTAATTATTTTGACCTAGTATTTAACGAAACTGCAACCTGGCTGAAACCGTGGCAAGATGACATCTTAATGATGTCAGACGGTAACCATGAAACAGCAATCATTAACCACAACGAAGTTGACCCACTTGGTAACGTAGTGCGCATCATGCGCGACAGCGGCAGCCCTGTACAACACATGCGTTATCAGGGCTTTATTTGGTTTACGTTTTACCAAGAAGGTAATACTGGCGCACAACAAAGACAAGAAAAAATTAGGCGTTTAACGCTTGGCTTTCACCATGGCACTTGGGGCGGCGTAATAACTAAGGGGACTCTTGGCGGTGGTCGCTATGCCAGCATCATGCCAGACGCTGATGTTATTGTTAATGGTCATAACCACGAACGTACAATTGTTGCTCATCCTTGCTATCGTATAAACAACAAAGGGGAGCAGCGTATAGAACAACGATGGCATATCCAAACGGGCACTTATAAACAAGAATTTAAAGGCGGCGGTGGATTTGCAATTGAAAAAATAGTAATGCCAAAAAGTTTAGGAGGCATTTGGTTAAAGCTAAGACCACGCAATAGTACCGGCGTCGAAATTACCTGTGAGCCTGCAACATGAACCGCTACCTAGTCGAGATAAGCGCCATGATGGTCGTAGATAGTGAGTACTCATCAGATGATGTAGCAATCGGCATCGCAGCCAGACTCGAAGAGATCGCACAATCAAACGCTCACCTCCTTGATTATGAGGTGCTTCCCTACGAAATGCCGGAGCCTCATGAATCATCACATCAACGAGACCGAGTTAGTTAGTCGTAAGGTAACTAAACACAAATTTCGCAAATCTATTATTGAAGAATGGAATAGTTGTTGTTATATCTGCGGCGAACAATTTGATAATATAACACTTGATCATTTAGTGCCAAAAAAGAATGGCGGCCATACCAGTAGGGCTAACCTAGCGCCGTGCTGTAGTTTACACAATCGCCAAAAAGGCCATTCTGAACTGTGGAGCTGGTGGACTAATCATGATTTGTGGGATCTGGACCGTGCAATAAAGCTTTTAAGTTACTTACGTCGTTGCGGTAACATTCCATCGCCTGATGATAAAATATCATAGCCTGCCATGACTGGCTATGTTCCCTGCACAAAGAATTATACGTTACCTGCCATATATAATTGCCGTTGTTAGATTTGATGCGCTTGATAGTTGGTGTTTCCATTGTTAGAATGCGGATAACTGCTAAATGTAGTGATGATGGAGTGGATGGTGGTGCAGCTCAGTCTAGAGGAGCAGCTTGCACTCGAAGGCCAGAGCAGAATCGCCTTGAACTGCCCTGACCGTGAACAGGTCGCTAAATTATGCAGTAACTTAATAAAACAAAACGCACATCAATCTAAATTAATAAAGCAAGCTGTACATCATATAGCAGCTTTAGAAGCTACTTTATATCTTCAACAATCAAGACGCCCGTGGTGGAAACGTATATTCTGACATCATCTTACCTAACTTGCGATGCGCACTTGTCATCTTTTGCCTTATACGTTCGCGGCATACGTTATGATCCTTTGCAATTGCCGTAAAAGTTAAATCTTCATTGTAGCGTTTGTTTATTATATCTTGCTCTATATCAGTTAAATAAGATAACGCAAGCTGCACGTGTTCCTTGCTATGGTCCAAATCAAAATCAATATCCACCTCAGGGCTAGCAATTAAATCAAGCAATGAGTTGCCATCATCTGTTATCAGTTCGTCTAAACTAATATGAACGCTATTGCAATCGACTAATGCTAATAATTGCTCTATTGTTAAACCCATAACTTGAGCTAATTCTGTTTTGCTTGGCTTGCGGCCATGTTCTTTCATGTATTCTGTTTCAATCTGTAATGCCTTAAACGTACGGTCTATCATATGAATCGGTATTTTTATCATGCGCTCCTTGCTATCAATAGCACGTTTCAATGATTGCCTAATCCACCAGTACGCATAGGTCGAAAACTTATACCCACGTGATGCGTCAAATTTTTCTGCTGCACGTTGAAGGCCAATATTACCCTCCTGGCATAAATCCAACATATCCATTGATTTTATCCTTCCTGTATAACGCTTGGCAATATGCACAACCAAACGTAAATTGCAGTTTACCATGGTAGCCCGTGCCTTAAGGCCAGCTTTTATCAGCCGTTGCTCAGCAGGTGTTGGGCTAGTGTTATCGCGCAGCTCCATGTACTGCGCGATTTTACGTGCCAACTGTATTTCCTGCTGTGTCGTGAGCAACGGATACCTAGAGATGGCCTCTAGGTAGTCGCGCATTGCATCAGCAGTCATGGGTTAAAAAGCGTCGAGTTCGTTCGTATTATTAGCAGCCCGTGGTAAAAATTCAAACCTGCTAACACTTATTATATGTTTACTACGCTTTTCACCTGTTTGCTTATCTGCCCATTCCTGACGCCGTATGGTGCCAGTAACTTGAATGCTGTCACCCTTTTTGCATTTATCGCATATTAATTCAGCCGATTTGCCCCATATTTCGCAGTCGATACCATTGTTAATGTATTCTCCATTTTTATCTTTGCCCTCACCGATACCACCGAACAGGTTAGCAACTTGCGTGCCATTATCAAACGTGCGGATGGTGGGTTGCGTGATGATACGAACAATGCCGGTAGCAAATAAACTCATGGTTCTAATGGGGTGATGTTGTGGGCGGCTTCAAAAGCCAGAATTTGTGTTAGCAAATAGCGAACACGCGGAGCACCAAGCGGTGAGGCTAGGCGTTCAGCGGTTTCATACGGTGGGCCAACCCCACGCGCACGTTGAGATTTTAAGGTAGAGGGCCGCAGCCCCCACCTAGCAGCTAACTGGTCAGTAGTCAGGTGGGGCTCAGTCATCAGCGAATGGGTCAGCCTCTTGCCGGGTTTCCATAGCATCTTCTTTAGTTACTGCCATCTGCAATAACTCCTGATACTGCTCAGCGCTCAGGTCGTTTTGGCGTGCCTCTAGCCGTTTGGTAACAACTTCTAGCTCGTCTAACGTGCTGCATTTAGCAATCGCTGCTTTACCAGCAGCAAAAATCTTGGCATCGCCAGCAGGTGCAGCAGGTGCTAACGCTGGGGGAGGTGTTGCAGTCACAGTCACCGTCTCGGCCTGTTCCATTTCGTCTGCTGTATACAGCGACGACATATCAGCAGGGAATGCCTTCCTGAGCGCTAATGCTTCCGAACATTTGGCCAGCATTGCAGCAGGCATCTTGGACCACAGCCCCTGCCCTGCGTTGTAATCCTGGAAACGGGCCACTCCAACAAATGGATGGCTGCTGCCCTTGCGGTAAACAATAGTCTTGGCAGCGGCTGGTGGTGTCTTGCCTAGCCATACATCCTTCCAGTCACCTTCCTCACCGCACCAGTAGGTTTCACTCCCATCTAGCTGGCCAGTACGCTCGGCGATACTGCGCAAGCCATCAATGCCCACTTGTATGCTCATCTTGCCCCCGCGCTTGATGGCGTAGATCTGTTTGCTAAATGGATCTAAACCTGACCGCTGGCACGCATAGCTAAATAATTTGAGCTCATCTGCCGTACAACCTGGCGCAATGGTGCTCGAGATCAGTTGCGTTTGCTCTTGGGTCCATTGTGTAATGGCGCTCATTAGAAATCCTCTGATGTAATGGTTGTTTGGTCTTTTAATGCCCAGCCAGGAAGCTGTAGCGTCTGGATGCCGTCGGTAAAGCCCGGCCATTCGCCTATAGCCCGGCAATCTTGTATACGTTGCAGCGCATTGTGGCGGGCAATGCTGCCATGAACTAATGCTTCAGCGTCAAGCTCATAAACGCCAATCCCAAATGGGTAGGTTTTCTCTACCGCAACAAAAATAAAGCGTTTGGCCAAAGTGCCCGCCAGGTAGTGAGCGGCTTGCAATTGGTAATGAAACGCTGCCACCGCCTTGCCAAATCCTGCGGGTGATGCGTCCTGGCAGGTCTTCAGGTCAACAATTAGTTCACCATCAAACCAGTCGGGGCGGCATTTACACCGCAGCCCAGTTGCTATGTCATCCCACCAGTGCGAGGTTTCTGCGGCGCCATTAGCCAGCAATAAACCTGCTGTCGGGTGGCTACGCACAGCCGCTGCCATTGATAATGCCTGCTCAAAATCACTAGCGCTAACTGGCTCGATGCCATCAGCAAGCATCTTCTCAGCCTTTGCCTTACCCTCCTTAGTACGCCTGTCAGGGCCTACGGCATACCGTTGCAGCAATTCCTTAGGCTCCAGCACGGCGCAATGCACAAGGCTGCCCAAGCGCATCGCAGCAGTCGGTTCTGATGGTGATCTATCAGGGTCAACGTACCGTTTCCAATAATGAAAAGGGCTGCGGCCAATTTCCTTTAGCTGGCTAGCACTAATAGCTGGGTCAGCGTGATAGTCGGCGTTACTGATGGTCATTGTGGCAATGCCTCCAGTGCGCGGCGGAGGCAAGCCAGATCGCATTGCAGATCCCAACGCTTTTCCAAACCAGTCACTACTTCAAGCGCCTGCTCCTTCAAGCTCGGCGGCTTGGGGCGGCGGGCGGTGCGAAGAGGGTGGTCTGCTCGTGGGTAGTTGTAGTTGCGCTCTAGCCACTCGCAACACGCCTCCAGCTCCTGGTCAGCGCCCCATTGAGCGGCGCTGGTAAATACGGCTTGGTCCGTGCTCCAGGCTAGCTTGTCTGCCCATTGCTGTACCAGATCCGGCGGTGGGGTGATTGGATGAGTCATTTAGGATTTCGCAATAGTTGATGTAAACCTTTTGACGGGCCGTAATGCTCAATCAGTTCATGGAACTCATTAAGTATCCGGCGCTTGTTTTGTGTGTCAGCAGCCAAACCAGCATCAGCTAGCCGTTGCCAAAATGATCCGCCATATTTACTAGCAGATACAAAAGTCCAATAAATGTCGGAATCAGTCATGAAGGATAAACAACAGGAACAGGATTTGCATACGGGTAAGGCTGGCTGCCAACCTCAGTTACCACCAAATAGGCAGTAGCTGCAACAATCGCAACGCATAAAAATCTAAGCATTGATTAACTCCATTTGCTCAAGGTAAGCTTCAGCTTCAAACAACACATCAGCTAACGGATGGTTTTCAGCAAATGATTCCAGTTGTTCTTCTGTAATCTCATCAGCCATCAAGCGATAAGATTTTACCAATTCGATTAGCGATGAATTAAGCTCGTCGATTTGCTCAAGGGTCATAGCAAAAAAAGCAAAGGGATAGCGCCGGTGTCCTTCGGCTCGCATACCCTACACCCTAAGCCTCCCCTGTCAACCCTAGTTGTTCACAATCTGCAACACTCCTGGCTACGGCTGCAATGCCGCCTGCAGCCTGCACTGCATTAAGCCATTGCTGTTGTTCTGGGCGGATCCTGCCGGTTGCAGTCTTTACCTCAATGCTGGTGAACACCGCCACCTGCTGACCCACCATCTCAGGTGTAATGGTGCGGCTAGTCCAGCCGATCAGGTCGGCGCTGCCTTTGCAAAGGCCGAAGCTGACCGGGCGGCCATTCTTATCTGGCAATGTGCCGGTGTTATTCCGGAACAAACGGCAGTCACCTTTGCTACACGCAAGCCTAATATGTTGCTGGATTGTTTGCTCACTTGTCATTTGACCCATGGCGGCTCAGGAATGCCAGCTTGTTTCATTATCTCAGACATATTAAACTTACGGTATTTAACTGGTTTGGCTGGTGGCTTCCATTCAGCTTGCGATATTTTTGCTTTACGTTCTTTCCATGCAATATGTGCCCAGCCAGGTTTATAACCCATTAACTTGCCAATTTCAATAAAATCTTCTAAACACGTAGCTTTCGCAATAAGCTTTCTTCTATCATGTTGTGTAGTTATATTTTCATTTTCTTCTACTTCCACTAAATCAACATTTAACACAACGTTTGGTTTTTCCTGTGGCTTTTCCTCTGGCCAATGCTCATGGCCGCAATATGGACAAATTACAGGCCATTCAGAAGATTCCCTTTCAAAAACTGCATAACAACTTTGACATGTAAAAACACTTGGTGACTTGTCTTTTTTAGGTGTTCCTTCCAATGACCAATCCCTATCTTGTTGCGGCATCCCATGTTTTTGAACATTACCAACACAATCAATAATAAAAGCAAATTCTTTATCAGGTGCTGGCCTTAATACCCTGCCAACTTGCTGCAAATATATTGTTAAAGATTCTGTTGGGCGCAATAATATCGCCGTTGTAACAACAGGAATATCAGTGCCTTCTGAGATAATATCAATGCTAGTAATAACGTCTAAATTGCCATTACCTAGATCTTCAATCATTTGCGCTCGCTCAACAGGTCCCACGCCTTTAGACACTAAGGCTGCTGCTTTATATCCAGCTTTGATAAACCTATCAGCCATTTGTTTTGCATGTCTTATGTTGCAGCAAAATACAATTGCTGGCTTGTTTGGACATCTTTTAGTGTACTCAGATATTGCGTCACCATTTATGCCAGCGTCTTCTAGACTTTGCACAGATTCTTCAAGGTCAAAATCTTTGTTTTTTATTTTTATCAAGCTACGTGATAAAGCAAAAGGCAATGTATATACTTTTAAATTAGATAAAAAAGAATTTTGTATTAAAAATTTTACTGTTGGGCCTTTTACTAATAAATCAAAATGCTCTTCAAGCCCTTTGCCATCCAATCTTTCTGGCGTAGCTGTAACACCTAAAAGTTTTGCTTTGTCATAATGTAATAATATCTTATCCCAAGTAGACGCAACAGCGTGATGTGCTTCATCAATAATAATTAAAGATGGATAAAAATCAATAATACTCAATCTTCTAGCTAAAGCTTGGACAGACGCAACTTGTATGGCAGCGTTATTTTTTTTGTACCCTGGAGCCATAACTCCATGTTCAAGATCTAGCCTTGCCAATGCTTTACTGGTTTGAATTATTAATTCACGCCTGTGAACTAAAATCAATACATTATTCCCTTTTGCTGCTGCACTTTGAGCTATATGACAGAAAATTATAGTTTTGCCGCCACCAGTAGGTAGTTGCAACACAGGTGCTCTAAAAGCACTTTTAAAAGCAGCTCTTAAATTGTCTACTGCTTCCTGCTGGTAAGGGCGAAGGTTCATGAATCGGCAGCAACAGATTTGTCGTGCCGGTCTACGACAAATTTTACAGCTTCAACCAATGCAAATGTGTCCTTAATGCCAAGGCCGTCTAAACCAAGTTTTACTGTGCTAAACGTATCAACAACATCAACAATTGGTTGACGCCATTCCTCAGGCACATGTTTTAATTGTTGATTAAACGGCAATGAGTTTTGATTTTTTTCAAAAGCATCCAGCAAATCTCTAGTAGACATGGCGCATAAATTGGTGGGCTTGCCAACCATAACACTATCCGCTAGGGTCTGCAAGTAACCGCTAGCGACCGTGACCCTATCCCATCCATTAGCAGTGCAGTTCACGCCAGAGCAGGTAGCGTGGCTGGACAGCCGCCGCGTAGCAGGTTTAACCCGTAGTGCCGTAATACGCCTTGTGGTTGAAGAAGCCATGCGGCAGGCCAAGCGCACACAGAAATGAATATTCAAGAACTCACTCAAGGCAGGTGGCCTGACCTGCTAATGCAACTTGCTGGCCTTACGCCAAATCAATTAACTGACAAGCACCAGCCATGCCCTTTATGTGGTGGTGAGGACCGCTACCGATTTGATGATCTAAATGGTACTGGCTCCTGGTACTGCAACCAATGCGGCGGTAAAGATCAATCCGGCGGTGCCGGAAGTGGTATGGATATGCTAATGCGTCGCACGAGTCTCACTTATCCTGAAGCCTGCAAGCTCATCGAGCAGCACTTAAATATCAAGCCTGAGCCGCCAACTAAAGGCGCCGAATATATTTGGCATTACTCCAGCACATTTATTGTTTGCCGCTTCCCAGGTAAACGACTCCGGCCTTTATGGTGGGATGGCTCGCAGTGGTTATGGAAAGCACCACCTGCACCGCGCCCGCTATACAACCTTGCAGCTATCGCCGCCAAAGTTGATGCACCTGTACTAATAGTTGAAGGCGAGAAAACCGCAGATGCAGCCGCCAAACTGTTCCCCTCAGCAGTGGCGATTACATGGCCAAGCGGTTGTAAAGCTATTGACAAAGCAGACTGGGCGCCACTAATAGGTCGCAACTGCACACTATGGCCTGATGCAGACGCCCCTGGCATCCAAGCTATGGATAAATTATCAGCCAAATTACTTAAACTCGGCGCCGCTCAGGTGCGCATTGTCACACCACCACCAGACGTGCCTGACGGATGGGATCTAGCTGATGCACACTGGTCAATCGCAGAAGCCGCTGCATACCTTAAAGCCAACCGGTCTGCACTAACGGCACAACCGGAACTTGCACCGGAAGCCGCATCGGAACTCGCGCCAGTGACAAAGGCAGACAAACTACCATTCCGTTGCTTAGGTTTTGATCGTGGGTCTTATTTTTATTTACCAACAAACGGCGGCCAAGTATTAGAACTTACCGCTTCACAACACACTAAACTTAATCTCCTAAATCTTGCACCTCTTGGCTGGTGGAATGAAGCATATAAAAAAGGTACTGGCGCTGATTGGGATCGCGCCGCAGATAGCCTTATCTCACTTTGTATGCAACAAGGCGTTTATGATCCAGATCGCGTTCGTGGACGCGGTGCTTGGTATGACAAAGGTCGCGTCATCGTTCACCTTGGTGATCGCCTAATTGTTGACAATAAAGAGCATCGCATTTGCTCACCACCACCAACTAATTATTTTTATGAACAAGCTAAAGCGCTTGATGGGCCAGACAATAAGCCGCTTTCAGATGAGTTAGCTACCAAAATACGCAATATCGCTATAGGTTTTCGCTGGGAGATGCCTGTTAATGCTTATTTCCTTTTAGGTTGGACCGTCCTAGCGCCCGTATGCGGCGCCTTAGACTGGCGCCCACATGCCTGGATAACAGGTGCTGCTGGTACTGGGAAAACCTGCATCCTAAAAGATTTCCTTAAACCATTAATGGGTGGTATCTACCAAGGCGCAACAGGTGGCACCACTGAAGCTGGCCTCCGTGGCACATTATGCTCTGATGCAATACCTGTAATATTTGATGAATTTGAACAAAATGATCAACGTGATAAACAAATTGTTCAAAATGTATTAGCACTTGCACGTATTGCATCATCTGAAGGTGGCAAAATTTATAAAGGCACAACCACAGGCGGCGCTAACGCTTTTGAAATACGCAGCATGTTTTGCGTATCATCTATAAATGTTGCATTAATACAAAAAGCTGATGTTGATCGCTTTTGTGTCCTAGCACTTCGTAAAGACACCATACAAAAGCAAGAATGGACTGCCTTCGAGGCTGAAATAAAAACTACAATTACAATGGAAACTGGACGCCAATTAATAGCTAGAACTATACAAAATATACCTGTAATTAGATCTAATGCTAAAATATTAGCCAGGGCACTTGCTATTACTTTTGGCCAGCGTTACGGTGACCAATATGGCACCCTACTTGCAGGCGCATGGTCTTTATCTTCTGATGGCGGTAAGTTATTGAGCATTGAAGAAGCATTAGAATGGATTAAAACTTTAGATTGGGAATCTAACCAGCTTGATCCACAAGAAGCTGATGAAGTTAAGTGCCTTGATTATATCCTTAATACTATGGTTGTTGTTGACCATAAACGTATTTCTATACGTGAAATTTTCTTAGCTGCACGGTTAGGCTCGTCTATCGGTGATGAACCGGCTGATCTGGTCCTTGCCCGTCATGGCATCAAATACCACGAAGGGGGCCTAGCCATAGCTAACACCCATAGCATTTTGCATGGCCTGTTACGTGATACACCATGGAGCGGTGGTGCCCATAAACAAGCTTTACAGCGGGTCAAAGGTGCCGCAAAAGTTGGCCCGATCCGTTTTGGGTCACACACTATGCGATGCACGTTAATTCCACTTGAAAATGCAGGCATCATTTCCTAATTTCCCCAAACCGCCAGCAGGGCAATAAGTCTCGGCTTTGTAACAGATCGTTGCGTGTTACACCTTGTTACGGTGCTGTTACGCTGAGATCCCTTGCGCTGCAACCGTTGTCACGATGTTACGCCTGTTACGCTAAAAACAAAACACAACCCCATAGAGATACATATACACATCCCCCCTCTCACACCCTTAGAGACACCCTCTCTATATATATATATTTTATTTTAAAAAAAATGTAACAACGTAACAAACGCTGCGCTGCAAGGATTTTGGGCGTAACACGGACCGTAACAGGGCGTAACAAGCGTAACAGGCTTTTGTTGCGCAATATTAAGCAAAGTAGACCTAACTGCACTTGCTGGTTAGTGTTACGTTGCCTATGCTTATTAAGTGGTGCTTATTATTTCTGAACGCAACCGCCCCTGCATCGACCGACTAGACGCATTAATGGCTGAAGCCGTGGCGGTAGCAAATGCCATCCGCGACAATGCCCAAGACGAGCAGCAACCCATACCGCCTGAACTGGTCTATAGCTTCAGCCGCGACTACGATAAAATTATTACCGCTCTATCGGATGCGTCATGAGTATTAGTTTTAATGGTCAAAAGCTAGATCGTGAGCTTGACCTTATTGTAAGAGTTCAATTACCATTTTTAGCTGCTGTTACCGTTAATCGTCTTGGCACCGTCGTTCGTCAGGCATTGCAGCATGAAATGAAAGATTCTTTTAAAAGCCTCAGTGCATTTACTTATAAATCTCCGCTATATCGCCATCTTGCAACTAAAGCGCAACCGTATACAACTATTTATTTACGTGATGAAGCAACTAAAGGTCAGCCGCCTTCAACTTATTTGTTACCGCAAATCCTTGGTGGTATGGTATACAAAACTAGATTTCAAGAACGCTTAGCTTCACAGTTATCAAATTACAATGGTAGGTATATGTTCCCATTACATGAATCACCAGCAGCTAAGCGCAACCAGCAAGGTCGCATACGTGCATCGCAATACGTTGAGGCGTTATATGGCATCAAGGCATTTGAAGACATCAGGGCATCTATGCGACCTGGTAGATACCGCACTGAAGGCAGCCACGTCTACGTGCCCTATGTGGGGGGCAGGAAGGAGCTTGCAAAGGTCTATAGGGCTATCGGTAAGGGACAAATGCCTCAGCCGGGCATATACCGCGTTAAAAGCGGCAACCTGACGCAATTGTTCAGGCAGCTTGAAGCAGTGCCATCAGTGCAAAAAAGTTTTGATTTTAATTATGCTGCTGAAGTGGCGGTGCAAGCTAATGCGGGCGCGATATTTGACGCGGCAGTCAAACAATTTGTCTAAAAAATTTTGGACTTGCAAGGGGTCGGTTTTAGGGCCTTTTTTACACACGGCTGCAAGGTGGTTTAAGGTATTATTTTTCGACGCAAATATATAAAAAAGTGGTCTCTAGTACTAACGTACTATAGTACATTTGTATCATAGTACACACGTACTATAGTACATTTGTACTAGTGTTATAACATTATACTATTGTGCCGTTATATTGTTATATAACAGTGCCGCAATAGTACCAATGTACTAGTAAGAATGGTTCCCATTGTCAAGTCGGTGCGCCTATGCATCGGCGCCTTTGAATAGTACACCTCCTATAGTACAGTTGGGCTATTGTTAAGAAATATAAACTTTTGGCGGCTAATTGCTAGCTATTGGCTGAATTTGGTCTATGTTGACGCCGAGCGCAATCCAGCGCTTAATTATTCCAACCGCTTTTAATTCACATGGGCCGCTACTTAAACCGCTGTTTAGTTGCCACTAAAAACCCTGCCGGCCACGGATTCTTAGATCATTCAGCGCCGGCCGCATGGCTAGGGCAGCACTTAGCAGTTACCCCGCCACCGGGCAAGGATTACCTGTTCGCCACTGTTCCCGGTTGTTGGACTATTACCCACCGCGGTTGCGGTTGGGCATTAGCAACGCTTCGCTGTTCACTTAAAACAGCGGTAAAGCTTGCTAAGGAATGGGATCAACGGGCCGGCAGTATTGATCCTTTGGACTCTAAATCCTGGCAATATTGCCAGTTATGGGGTAAAGCGGTTCAAGCGATTAATTGCCCTTGGCAGAGTATTGATGCAGAGGACCACGGCGAGACCGCGGCAATATTGGCCGCCGACCGTGGCTTGTCTATTGATCAGGCTGGAAACCATAAAAGGATCCAATGGCGCGGTAAGTATTGGCCAGCCCCTACGGATGCAGAATTAGAAGGTTGGACCGTTGACAGCGTATGCGAAACCCCAGATGGCCGCATAGTTGAACCGGATAATTCGGAGAGTTGGCTAACTATTCTCGGGTTGGTTTAAACCTGTGAACTATGCGGTGGTGATTTTTACTTAAACATTATTTAATCCAGCCTTTAATTATCTAAATCATGATTACCAACCCAAACGGCCGTGTTTTGTATCACGGGCCATCGATGCTAGATGGTGCGCCCATTGTTGTTATAGCAACGGGCTTCAACGATTCAAGCGCTAACGACAAAACAGGCGCCATGATTCAAACCTGGATTATGCGTGCCGATATACCACCCCATCACGCGTTTAAATCAACTGAAGGTGAGAGTGTATGCGGTGATTGCCCGCATAAAATAAACAAAACCTGCTACGTGATCTGGTATCAGGCGCCACTAGCTGTTTGGAATTGTTGGCACCATGGCTCTGGTTATGCGGCCGCTATGCCTAGTGATTTTCTCGACCGTGATCTAAGAATAGGCAGCGCTGGTGATCCGGCTGCCGTGCCTAGGTGGATATGGGAAGCTATCCTGCCATCGGTCGCAACCCATACCGGATACACTCATCAATGGCGCAGGCCAGTAGGCGCCTGGCTGAAGGGCACCGTTCAGGCATCCTGCGATTCGCTGCAGGATTTAGCGGATGCTAAGGCGGATGGGTGGAACACATTCACAGTGTTACCAGTAGGCGCGCCGGATCCGGCCGGCACGGTGCATTGCGCCGCATCGGTGGAACGTGGCCACAAAACTAATTGCGCAACCTGTGGACTGTGTGACGGATCCTCGGCCGACGTTGCGATATGGGCCCATGGCGCTAGTAAATCTAAAGTTACCAATTCACCTATCATCACGGTTCAATCATGACAACTCCCAAACAAGCATTCATCAACGCCAACCCAACCTATCAGCAACTGTATCAAAACTACTGCAATGCTAATGATGCATTGAGTAGCCTTAACTCTCAGTGCTTAGATGCTAGCTATGCCATCCAAAGGCTACTTATAGCAAGGGATCTGGTAGACAATGCTAGACAATCTGCCGAGCATTGTGACACTTCCGAATCGAACCAAATTGAAGCTTTGACTGGTAACTGTTCGGATGGTTGGGATTCTGCTCTGTTCGCTACATACAAGCTATTGTCTGAGCTTATATATACCAATTGCGAGGAGATCAGCTCGCATCGCCAGGCCATCCCACCGGCAGAGCAAAGCAGATCACAAGCGTTGGAGTTATTAGACATTACAAGCCGACAATTAGGGGAGGAGTTTAACAATTTAGCAAGCTAATCTTAAGCTATTAACTTAATAACTTAGGCGGGCTAATTACCTGCCTTTTTTATTAGAAACAATATTGCATTATCGTTATATAATTGTATTGCATTATCGTTATATAATTGTATTGCCACAAAATATTAGGGTCCTTACGACATGCGGCGGCCCGGGTAAATTCGAAGCCCGTGTTTCAGCTAGCGTCAGCCTTGAAAGTAGGTAAAGTTATATCACAATAATGTTATATTCACATACGGTCTCCAGCGGTTAAGCTGTGTTAACCACGCTTAACGACCATTGTTAATAACGTTTTCAGAATTAGCGGCAATTAAGGGATGCTCAAAAGCAGCAGTTACCCATGCGTGTAAATCACGTATTGCAGCAGCAGTTGTAGAAGAAAATGGCAAACGCTACGTTGATAGAGACATGGCGCTAGAATTATGGAATCGTAATACACTAAGAACATATAGCGCAAAGGTAAGCGCACCAGACGACGTAAAGCTTAGCGACGATCAAATCCCTGAGCTTAACATAAGCAGGGAGCGGCGCGAGCATTACCAAGCAGAATTAGCAAAACTACAGGTTTCACAGCAACGTAAGGAGTTGTTACCAGCGGAAGATATTAAGAAGCAAGCATTTCAGCTTGGCCGTACTATCCGCGAGGCATTAGCTAATTTGGCTGATAGGCTTAGCCACCAGTTAGCTGGTGAGACTGACCCAACAGTGATCCATAAGTTATTGAGTGATGAACACCGTGCAGCACTGATGGAGCTAAGTGATGACGATCTATAGAACAGCGTTCATGAATGGGTTGCGGCCCGATCCAGTGTTAACGGTAAGCGAATGGGCTGATGCTCACAGGAGGCTTAGCAGTAAGGCAAGCGCGGAACCTGGGCCATGGCGCACTAATAGGACGCCATATTTAAAGGAGCCGATGGATTGCCTTAGCACTAATAGCGGCATCCAACGTGTGGTGATGATGTTTGCTGCGCAGACGGGCAAGACTGAAAGTGGCAGCAACTGGTTGGGTTATGTGATTGCACATGCGCCGGGTCCGATGCTGCTGGTGCAACCTACGGTAGAGATGGCAAAGAGGTTATCAAAGCAGAGGCTGGAGTCGCTTATTAGCGAGACACCATGCTTAAACGATAAGATTGCACCGTCAAGAAGTAGAGATAGCGGTAATACGATGTTGGCGAAGGAGTTCCCAGGCGGCATGATGTTGCTGACTGGTGCTAATAGCGCAACTGGGTTGCGGTCTACACCATGTCGTTATATTTTTATGGATGAGGTTGATGCGTTCCCTGCTGATGTAGATGGCGAGGGTGATCCTGTTAGCTTGGCGGAAAAACGTGCTACTACATTTGCTAGGCGTAAGATTTTACTTACTAGCACACCAACGGTAAAAGATTTTAGCCGTATTGAGGCTGAGTATTTACGTAGTGACCAGCGGCGTTTTTATGTTCCATGCCCTAAGTGTGGCGTAAAGGAATGGCTAAAGTGGGCACAACTTAAATGGGAAAATAATGATCCTAATACTGCGCAATACGAATGCGAGCATTGCGGTGAAAGATTTAGTGATATACATAAACCAATGATGTTACGCGAAGGTGAATGGCGAGCTACGGCACCATTTGATGGTAAAACGGCTGGTTTTCAATTATCGGGTTTGTACTCACCATTAGGGTGGCTTAGTTGGGCTGATATGGTTGACGATTTTTTACGTGCAAAGTCTGATGCACCAATGCTTAAGAGCTTTGTTAATACTAGATTGGCTGAGACATGGGAAGAAGATTATGCAAGCAAGGTAGATGCTGCTGGGTTAATAGATAAGTGTGAACATTATGAACCTGGCATTATACCAGCAGATGCATGGGCATTGACCGTAGGCGTTGACGTACAAGGTGGTGGCGGCAGTATTGGCGACCGCTTAGCTATTAGCGTATGGGCGTGGGGCCGTGAGGAGGAAGGATGGTTGGTGCATCACCAAGAGATATTCGGTGATCCATGCCGTGCTGATGTATGGAAGCAACTAGATGAGTTGTTGTTACGTGAATGGCCACATGCTAATGGTGGTGGGTTTAGGCCAGATGCAGTTTGTGTTGATAGTGGCGGCCATGCAACGGCTGAGGTTTATCAATATGCAAGAGAACGCGGCAGGCAAAATGTAATTGCGATTAAAGGCCAAAGCCAACGCGGTAAGGCACCAATTGGCAAGGCTGCTAAGGTAGATATTAATAGCAAGGGCCAACAATTAAAGCGTGGTGCATTGGTATATCCAGTTGGCGGTGATACTATAAAAACAACATTATTTGCGCGATTAAAACATAACGAGGCATTGCATTTTCATATGGGTACACCAGCGGAATATTTTGAGCAGTTAACAGCAGAAAAGCAGGCGTTGAAGTATGTAAAAGGGTTCCCGGTACGTGAATGGGTAAAGAAGCCCGGTGCGCGTAATGAAGCGTTGGACTGCTTGGTATATGCGTATGCCGGTTTGAACTGGTTGTATCAGCGATATGACAGGCGAACAATATGGGATCAATTAGAGCGGCGACTAGAAAGCAAGCCAAAAGCCAAGGCGGTGCTAAAATCAAGCAAACCCTTTGTTAGTAACTGGTGAACATTCCAGCACAGGTTAGGGCAGGAGACACGATTAAATGGCGTGATGATGCGGCGGCTGACGGGTTTGGCAATGCAATTACTAGTGGTACATGGACGTTGACATATTATTTGCGTGCGAATGTAGCGGCTGAGGCTGCGACAGTTGTAGGTACAGCGTTTGGGTCTGGCTGGGAATTTACGATTGCTACTGGCACGAGTGCTGGTTTTGATGCTGGGCAATGGTACTGGCAGGCGATTGCGACTTATAGCACCGAAAAGCTGACGTTAGGCGCTGGGCAATTGCAGGTGCAGGCTGCGTTGAGTTACACCAGCACACCTGGTGCATTTGATGGACGCAGCCAAGCGGAAATTGATTTAGATGCAGTAAAAGCTGCGATCAGAGCAATTGTGTCCGGCGGTGTGGTGCAGGAATATCGGATCGGCACACGTAATTTAAAGAAATATGATTTGGTTGATTTAATTCAACTTGAAAGTAAGCTAAAGGCTGAGGTCAAGCGCGAGCAAGCGGCATCACTTCAAGCGCAAGGCTTGGGTAATCCACACAACCTATTCGTGCGTTTCTAATGGGCATTCGTTCTACGATTTTTAGCTGGTTGCAAAGTGGCGCTACAAAGCCACGCAGACGCATGTATCAAGGCGCTAAATTTAGCCGTCTTACTGCTGACTGGGTAACTGGTAATACTAGCGCTGACAGTGAGGTATACGGGTCGGCGCAAAAACTACGTGATCGCGCTAGGCAATTATGCCGTGACAATGATTACGCAAGGCAAGCTTTACGCGCTATTGAAGGCAATGTAATCGGGCAGGGTATACCGTTTCAATCACAAGTGCGGATGTTGCGCGGTAGCAAATTAGATCAACCTATTAATGACGCAATTGAATCATTATGGCATCAATGGTCATACGCGGAATATTGCCATACTGGCGGCAAGTTATGCTTTAGTGATATTGAAAGGTTGCTTATCCGTAGTATTGCAGAAAGCGGTGAAGTATTTGTGCGGTTAGTAAAGCAATCATTTAGCGGCTCACCAATACCATTAGCGCTTGAGATAATAGAAGCTGATCAATTAGATGACGGCTTGAATGGCCGTAGCTTGCAGGGCAATGAGATACGGATGGGCGTTGAGGTTGACCGCTGGGGCCGTCCCATTGCTTATCATTTTTTGGCTTATCACCCTGGTGACTATCAATTCAGTAATCAACAAATTTCTTCACAACGCCATAACCGTGTATTAGCGGCTGATGTAATCCATTTATACCGGATGGACCGCCCAGGTCAAACACGCGGCGCTACATGGTTTGCATCTGCTATCCAGCGGTTACATCATTTGCAGGGCTATGAGGAAGCGGAAGTAATCCGTGCGCGTGCAGCTAGTAGCTTGATGGGTTTTGTCACTAGCCCGGAAGGCGAGTTGCAAGGTGATGATGTAATGGATGGCGAGCGTGTTAGCCAGTTTGAACCAGGTGTATTTAAGTATTTACAACCGGGTGAAACTGTAACGGTGCCGCAGCTAGATGCCCCAGACGGACAGTTTGAGCCATTTTTACGTGCAATGCTACGTGCAATGGCTGCTGGTATTGGCTGTAGCTATGAAACAGTAAGCCGTGATTTTAGCCAAACTAACTACAGCTCTAGCCGGTTAAGTTTGCTAGAAGATCGTGATCACTGGCGGATTTTACAAGATTGGATGATTAAAAATTTCCACCAACGTATTTTTGACACATGGATGGATATGGCGGTATTAAGCGGCGCATTATCATTGCAAGGCTATGAGCAAGCACCTGATCGGTTCAAAATGGCTAGGTGGATGCCACGCGGTTGGGCATGGGTTGATCCTGTAAAAGAAGTATCAGCGTATAAGGATGCGGTTAGGTGTGGTTTCAAAACACTAGGCCAAATTGTGGCTGAGCAAGGCGGTGACTTAGATGAGTTATTATTGCAACGCCAAGCGGAGCTGCAAAAATTAGCTGATATGGGTATTGTGGTTGATACAGACCCAACACAGGTAGATGATGATGGTGCCATCCAGGTGCCGCCTACCGCCCCACCCGATGAGGATGACTCCGATGACTAACGGCAACGAAATGATGATTAGGTCACAGCCAGCAACTTTTGCTTTAGCTGATGACGAACGCACAATGGAATTTCCATTTAGCTCTGAATATCCGGTATCACGTTATTTTGGCAATGAAGTGTTGAGCCATGATGCAGGCGCTGCTGACCTAAGCCGATTAAACGATGGTGCGCCATTACTGTTTAATCATGACCCAGATCGTGTTATTGGTGTAGTAGAACGCGGTTGGATTAATGACGATGACCGCCGTGGTTATGTATCAGTGCGCTTTAGCCAAAATCCATTTGCGCAAGAGGTATTGCGTGATGTAAAAGATAAAGTGCTGCGTAATGTATCTTTTGGGTATCAAATAAACGAAATGGAGCATCGTGAAGATAGCTTTGTTGCTACCAATTGGAATGCACATGAGATAAGTGTTGTTAGCATACCAGCAGACCCAACGGTCGGCGTTGGGCGTTCGCTCGACGTTCAACCACAACAACAACCCCAAACCATGGAGATTATGGACAACACGCCTGACGTTGCGGCGGTGCAGGAGGCTACTAAAGCCGAACGCAGCCGGATTTCCGCAATCACCGCATTATGCGACAAGCACAACATGGCTGACACTGCTCGGCAACTTATTGATAGTGGCCGCAGCTTGGATGAAGCCCGTGCTGCTGTATTAGATAAGATTGGCGTCAAAGTAGAGCCAGTAGCTGAAAAAGCTGCTGATATTGGCCTTACTGTAAAAGAAAGCCGTGAGTTCTCTTTTCAGCGTGCGATCAATGCATTGGCTAACCCTAGTGATCGCCGGATGCAAGAAGCTGCTGCATTTGAACGCGAGTGTTCTGATGCTGCTGCTGCTAAAGCAGGCAAAACAGCACAAGGCATCATGGTGCCTAATGATGTATTGCGCCGCGACTTGGTAGTAGGCACTGCGTCTGCTGCTGGTAACTTGGTTGGCGTTGATTTTCGCCCCGGCAGCTTTATTGAGCTGTTGCGCAACCGTTCAGCCTTAGCTGGCCTTGGCGTTGCATCATTAACCGGCCTTAGCGGTAACGTTGCAATCCCACGTCAAACTGGTGCTGCTACTGCTTACTGGGTAGCGGAATCTGGTTCACCTACTGAAAGCAACCAGACTGTTGATCAAGTCAACATGTCACCTAAGACATGTGGTGCGTTCACTGATTACAGCCGTAAATTGATGCTGCAGTCCAGCATTGATGTAGAGCAAATGATCCGTCAGGATCTAGCTACTGTATTGGCACTTGAGATTGACCGCGTTGGTTTGTATGGTTTGGGTAATACCAACCAGCCTTTAGGTATCAAGCTAACAACCGGCATCAATACAGTTAACTTTGCCGGTGCAGTGCCTACATATGCTGAAGTGGTGAGCATGGAAAGTGCAATTGCTGCTGACAACGCAGACATTGGCGCCATGTCGTATTTGATGAATGCATCAATGCGTGGATCATTGAAGACCACAGAAAAAGCATCATCCACTGCTCAATTTATTTTTGAGCCAGGCGGCACTGTTAACGGTTATAACGCTGCTGTTAGCAACCAAGTAGCTAGCGGCGATGTTTTCTTTGCTGTGTGGTCTCAATTGATCATGGGCATGTGGTCTGGGTTGGATCTAACTGTTGATCCTTATACCCATAGCACAAGCGGCACTGTACGTGTGGTAGCACTACAAGATGTGGACTTTGCTGTTCGCCATCCTGAAGGCTTCTGTCGCGGCGCTGATACGCTCTGATGCTAATCCAGGTCACTAAGACCACAATGGTAGGCGGCCAGCTCGTAAGGGCTGGCTCCACTATTGAGGCAAGCAATGCCGATGCTCAATTATTAATTGGTATTGGCAAAGCAATTACAGCTACGATTGCTGTAGATCCAGAACCAGACCCCCAACCACCCAAACGGAGAACCCGCAATGTTATTCCAACAGACACTTGAAAAGCTAGAGCATTTTACGCTTTTAGCTACAACGACCATTACCGGTACAGGCAACCAGACTGGCGTTGATCTTAAAGATTATGACGGCGACATCCAAGTAATTTTGCTTGGCACTGCTGCTGGCTCTGCAACTGATCTGACCTTCCGCATTGAAGAATCAGATGATAACAGCACTTATACAGCAGCTACCGGTGGCTCATTTACTGCTATTGCTAATGCTGCTTACAAAGAAGTGCTTACATTGAACCGTAACGCATTAAAGCGTTATGTACGGTTGAGCTGTACTGCCAGAACCGGCGCTGCATCTAGCTCCGTTACTTGCGTTGGTTACGGTCTTAAGAAGTACGGCTAATGGCAATAACTGAAAACCTACTTGGTTTTCTAAACGATTTCGGCGTCAGTTGTACTGCTGGCGCCGTTACCGGTTTAGGTATTCTTGACATGCCATCGCAAATTATTGCAAATGATATGGTATTAAGTACTGATTATATGTTGACGGCTCGTGCATCTGATTTTGGCAATTTAGTATATGGCAATGCTATTACAGTTGCATCTGTTGCTTATACAGTGCGCGAGACTCGGTTGATAGATGATGGTTCTTTTGTTGAAATTGCATTACAGAAAACATGACGACCAAACGCGAAACAATTATTACCGCAATACGTACAGCGCTAATAGGCACCACAGGTGTTAGCACTAGGATTTATCGAAGCAGGACCGAACCTATTACACGCGGCGAATCGCCTGCAATTGTTGTTGAGCCGCTTACTGATACGGCAGCGCAAAACACAAGCTTGCCGACATTAGACTGGAGTTTAACTGTACGTGTTGCCGTAATTGTACGCGGCGCCATACCAGATCAAGTAGCTGATCCAGTTGTTGAAAGCTTACATGCCAAAATAATGGCGGATTTAACGCTTGGCGGTTACGCAATTGACATCCAACCAATTGGTGTTACATTTGATATAGTTGAAGCAGACCAACCTGTTGGGGTTGTGATGTGCGACTACCGAGTGCAATATCGCACCTCGGTTACTAATCTTGCAAGTTAAACATGGCTATGATAGTGGATGAGTATTGGGGTCAAGGCGGGTCTTACCTGCTAGATCCTAAAACCGGTAAGCGTAAACTCATCGAGCGTACTGCCCCGGCTACCGCCAACACCGCACCTGAGGAACTGACCAATGCCATTACTGACTCGCAAAAGGCTGCTTCTAGCCAAAACTGAAGCTACCTACGGCACTGATCCGACACCAACTGGTGCGGCTAATGCTATATTGGTGCGCAATCTAGAAATTGTGCCATTGCAGTCAGATATTGTGCAGCGGGAATTGATCCGGCCATATCTTGGTAATTATGAACAGTTACTAGCAAATACACGAGTGCAGGTAACTTTTGAAGTTGAATTAGCCGGTTCGGGTACTGCTGGTACTGCACCAGCTTATGGCCCCGTGCTAAAAGCTTGCGGGCTAGCTGAAACTTTGGTAGCAAGTACAAGTGCTACTTATGCCCCGGTTAGCACCAGCTTCAGCTCTGTGACTTTGTATTTTTTCCAAGATGGCATTCGCCATATTGTGACTGGCGCTCGTGGAACATTTACGTTGAATGGCACGGTAGGTGCGATCCCAACGATTGCATTCACAATGACCGGCATTTTTAATGCACCAACTGATACAGCGCTTGCGGCACCTACTTACACAAATCAATCAACACCTTTAGTGTTTAAAAATAGTAATACAACCAGTTTCTCGGCATTTAGTTATTCAGGTGCATTGCAATCAATTGACCTTGATTTTGGCAACGAAATTATTTACCGTGAATTGGTGGGCGGTACCAAAGAAGTTATTATTACTGACCGCAAGCCTGGCGGCACATTGCAAATTGAGGCAGTATTGCTCGCCGCTAAAAATTACTTTACTGTGAGCACTGGATCGACTACTGGTAGCATTACGTTGCAGCATGGTACCACCGCTGGTAACATAGCGACGCTTACAATGGCTCAATCAGACCTAGCCGATGTATCTTATGCCGACATGAACGGCATCCAAATGTTAAACCTGCCTTATGTTGCAACACCAACAGCGGCAGGCAATGACGAATTATCCCTTGCCTTTACCTAGACATCATGGCATTTGTTCTTGCTCAATCCGATAGCTACAGTTGGCCTGTTACTGTTGAATTTCCGGTTGATGGTGGCCGCTTTGAAAAGCAAACTTTTGACGCTGAATTTAAGCGGCTGCCACAATCACGAATTGAACAAGTAATTGAACGCAGCAACACAGACACCATTAAGGATGTCGAATTTGCGCGTGAAGTAATTACAGGCTGGAAAGGTGTTACAGATGCCAAAGGTGCTGATGTGCCCTACAGCAATGAAGCATTAGGTAAATTGCTTGATGTGCCATTGGTTTCAGGCGCTATTGTGCAAGCTTTCTTTGCTAGTCTGACTGGAGCAAAAAGAAAAAACTAGAGGCCGCTGCTGAGCATTGGGCAAGTGGCGGCGTTATAGATGATACGGCAAAAGATGCGGCAGGATTAGGCATAAACAAGCCCAACTTGCCGCAGCAATCTACTAACTTTGAAGTATGGGAAGACAACTGGGGTACAGTTGTAATGTTTTTACGTGTGGAAACGCAATGGCGTTTTGGAATGAGAGGTGCTACTGGGTTAGACTATAATGCGATCAGATGGGTGTTTGAAATGTACGGCGTCAGTGACCAACGCGAGATGTTTGAAGGCTTGCAGGTCATGGAAGCTGCTGCATTAGGAGCGATGAATAAAAATGGCTAATCCTGCAACTGAATTTACAATTAAGGCTCTAGTCAGTGGCCTTGAACAAGTTGAAGGTTTAAAGTCTGCTGTACGTTCTTTACAAAATACAGCGCAACCAGCAGCGGCAGATATAAATAAATTACGTGATGCAGCTAAATCTTTAGGTAATGCGGCTGAAGCATCAACAAGTGATCTGCGCACATCGGTAACAGTATTAAAATCATTAAAAGATCAAGTTGCACTTACAAGTAAAGAATATCGTGATCTTAGTAATGATTTAAAAACAGTAGAAAATCGTTTTAATGCTGCTAATACAGCAGCTAAACAATTTAGATCAAGTGCTGGTTCAGTAAGTGGAGGGACAGCAGGTGCTGCCATCATGGGGCGTCCTGCTGAAAGGTTAGAACCTGTTCCAAGGTTAGGGTTCCAAACCAATGATCCTGAATATTGGCGCAGGAAACAACAAAACATTGGTGGCCCACAATTGGGTCCGCAACAATTAGATTACGAGGCTACGACTAAAGGGTTGACAGGGCTTGAGTTAGCGTTAGACCAGATGAATAATATAACCAATAGAGGGCGCCAAGAGAAATTACAAATACAAGAAAAATATAATCAATTAGAAATTGAGCGGCAAGATGCTGCATTTAAGAAACAGCAGGCACAGCATCAACAACAGGCCGATATTGCTGGGCGTGACTTTCTCGACCGGGTTAATAATGCCGCATCAATTAGAGAAAAAGCAGAACAAAGAATTGCGCAACGCCGTCAACGACTTGCTACCGCAGGTCAAACTGTAGGTGCTGTAGCTGCTGCTGGTGTATTTGGAGGCCCTGAAGGTGCTTTAGGCGCGACCATAGGCGCTTTTGGTGGCCCCGGCGGTGCATTAGTTGGTGGTGCTATTGGCGCACAAGTTGGTATGTTAAGGCAATCCATAGGTGACACCGCAACCTATTCGTCTGAAATTACTAAATTAAATATTGCGTTAAAAGGCGTTACAAAAACGTCCGACGAATATGCGGCAGCACAAAATGCTATTAGTTCAATTAGCACATCTCTTAACGTACCGATCAAAGAAGCAACAGCAGGATTTACAAAATTATCAGCATCTGTTATTGGCGCTGGCGGTAATGTAAATGACGCGGAAATTGTAATGCGCGGGTTTACTCAAGCAATTAAGGCAACTGGCGGCGGAGCTCAGGAAGTTGCTGGTGCAATGACAGCATTAACGCAGATATTTTCAAAAGGAAAAGTTAGTGCTGAAGAAATTAATCAAATTGCCGAACGGTTGCCTGGAGCATTTACTGCCATCGCCAAAGCCGCTGGCAAAACCGGTCCAGAGTTGCAAAAAGCGCTTGAGAACGGAGAAGTTGGCCTTAATGATTTAATGAAGACAGCGCAATATCTTACGAATCAATACGGGGCTTCAGCCAACAAAATGGCGGCATCAACAGAAGAATCTGGCGCACGCATGACAGTTGCGTTGGATAAAATTAAATTTGAAATTGGACAAGCGTTTCAACCTATTGGCTCAGAATTCCAGGAATCAATAACAAAAATGGCCAACGCTTCAGTAGCTGCATTAAAAACATTTAAAGAAAAAATTGATGAATCAAATAAATCAATAGCTAATTTAATAGGCAATGACAATTTAAAAGGCATACAATCTTTCTTCCAAACAATTGTTTTAGAAACTCTAGCATCAATCGACCCATTAACTAGAGCTTATCTTTTATTACAAAAAATAAGGGGATCTATTCCTGAGGGAGATCCAAATCTTACGCCGCAAGAATTAGGCAAAACTGGTTATGCTGGTCGGTATCCAATCCCGGTTAAACCCCCATCAAATTTACCAGGCCCAAAACCAGATGGTGACGATAAAGCAGCTAAAAAAGAAGCTAAATTAAAACAACAGATAGAATTACAAAGAGAATTAAATGATATTGAAAATCAATTTAATGCATACGAATTGCCGCGATTAAAAAACTTGCAAGAAACGCAGTTGCAATTAGCGGCTTTAGCTAAGGATGCCAACGTTGAAGCAAAGAAAAAATTGCAATTAACAGCTAACGAGCTTGAATACCAGCTAGATGCTTTGAAAATCTCTAAACAACAAAATATAGAAATAGCAAAAAGTAAAACTATTGAAGATCAAAGATTGCGATATGCTCAACTGCAAGGTATTGACGATAAAGCGCAGTCCGAACTGAAAAAACTTGGTTTAACGCGTGATCAAAAACGAAAAGCTATAGAGCAAGGTGTCACATTAGAATTAAAAGAGCGAGAAAAAGTAACAGCCAAGCAATTAACCGATTCGCAGCGTTTATTTGCGGTATTAGAAGACCAACTAGCAATTGCACGCGCTACTACGCCAGAACAAAAAATACGCTTGGAATCACAAGCAAGAATTAATGAACTTAATCGTAGCGCAGTCGAATTAAATGATCAGCAACAAGACCAGGCCGTAAGGTTGCAAAATGCTAGAAATTTAGAATCACAAATATTATTAGAGCAAATAAATTTAAAAGAACAGTTGGCAGCGTTAGACCCATTGCAACAATTTATAACTCAATCGACAACGCAATTAGAAAACCTTAAAGGTGTTGCTGTATCTGTATCTCAAGGTATTGGTGAAGCGCTAGGCAATTCAGTTAGTTCTGGCATCCAAGGTTTAGTTGAAGGCACTGCAAATGCAAAACAAATATTTTCTGATTTCTTAAAATCTATTGGTCAAATATTAATACAAGAAGGCTCAAAAATGATTGCCACTTATACCGCGATTGCAATAGCAAAATCACTAGCAGGGTTATTTGGTGGTGGTGGTAATGGTGGTGGTGGTGCGAGTGCAGGATTTAAGATGCCTGAGATAGCGCCAGGAGTAGGCAGTCTAGGCTCGCAAAGGATGTTTGCTTTTGCCGCTGGCGGCAATCCACCAGTTGGCAGGCCATCGCTGGTCGGCGAAAAAGGCCCTGAGCTATTCGTGCCACGCACCTCAGGCACTATTGTCCCAGCAGATGCTACGGCAGCAGCAATGGCGCGGTATCAACGCCGGAGTGGCAGTAGCGGCAGTAGCGGTAATAGCAGCAGTGATGCAATGGGCGCTGGCGCGGCGGCAACTCCTGTACTATCAATGAGCTTTGAAACAACTAGATTCCTAGGGCAGGATTATGTCAGCACTGACCAGTTGCAGGCAGCGATGATGGCAACAGAGAAGCGGGCAGCAGCGGCTGGAGCAAAGGCTGGTGCTGCACAAGTTACCAGTAAGTTGCAGCAATCACCGGCCTATCGCAGACAGGTAGGTTTAAGATGAGCGTATTTGTTATTGGTAATTTTGTTACTTTTACTGATACCGCAGGTGGGATTACAAGATGGCAGAACTTTTTTTCTGAAGGGCAGGTTACCTTTGCAGGCAACATATATCAGCTATTGCCATTTAATTATCAAGGCGCACAAAAAACAAAAAGCGGCGATAACATATCTAGCCAGCTTACGTTACCGGCAAACCCATTAACTTTGAACTGGGTGCAAAGTGCAGTAAATACTGGCTGGCAGGTAAATGTGAAAACATATCAGCTTACCGACGCTTACGACCCATATTTATTATTAGGTGATGAAACCTGGATTGCGACTGGATTAACGTATAATACACAAGCGGTCGAAATGGAATTAAGTAGTGCGCTCGATGCAATTGGTGCGCAAGCGCCTAATTTACGAATCAGCCGTGAAGCCGTCGGCGCATTGCCAACCACGGGCGCTATCAGATCCGGCTGATCTTATCGGGCTGCCATATCGTTTAGGCGCTGAGCCAGCACGGCATGGCGCTACAGACTGCATTAATTTATGCCGGTGGGTATTGGGATGGTATGGGATTGAGGCGCCAGTACCAGCCCGCAGTTGGTATCGGCGTTTACATGCAGGTGATACCTCTATATTCAAGGAGCAATTAGACTTATGGGGAACACCAGACGAAACTGGTATTATTGCGTTAGTGCAAGCTGTTGACAGTTTTGGACTAGCTGTTTTCTACGACACCGGATGGCTTCATTGCAGCGCTATAACCAATCGAGTGGTATGGTCACCAGTCGTCAAATACGAGGCGCGATATTGCCATGGGAAAAGCAATTAATTGATACTTTAGGGCTGACGATAGAAGAGTATAACTGGTACGCAAATCAGGTAGCTAATTACCGCCCCGAACGCGATCCAGCTTATGACGTAGTGCCGGAAGTGCAATGCACGGGATTTGAAACCTTCCTTGTAACAACAATAGTTGGCGCTGCGCTTAGTGTTGCATCGTCAGCAATGGCACCAAAGCCAAAGCTGCCACGTCAAACTGATCCAGCTCAACAGCAGCAGCAAGAGCAGCGTGGCGCGGATGTAAGTGGTGCCAGCGTTAGCGGCTCTAATCGGTTTACCAATGTTGATGGCTTTACTTCAGTACAACCGCTTGCACGACTTGGCGAGTCAATGCAATTGGTATTTGCTAATCGTCGCAACAACTACGGCGGTGTAAGAGTAGAAACAAAACTATTGTGGTCGCAACTATTAAGCCAAGGCGATGGGCAGGAACTGCTAGCAATATTTTTGGCTAATGGTGGAGAGTTAGCATCACAACCAGATTTTGACGGGATGGGGATTGGCGATAGTTTATTACGTGGCTATCAAGCAAGTAAATTAGCAATATATTTCAGGAATGGAGATTCAACTAATCGCATAGGGATTAATAATAGAATAGTGCCTTCCGGCGTAGATGCAGCGGATTTTTTGCAACCACGCAATACAAGTGATGTATTTCTAGCAGAATTAAAAACTAATAATAATCCGCAACCAATATTTAGCGGGGTGCGCATACCGTCTACAATGTCAATATTTGGTATATCAGAACCGTTACGTAATGGGCAGCATTGGCAATTGCCATTTAAACGGGTACGTGTAATTAATCCCCCTGAAGTTGTATTTCAATTTAATTTTGAATTGTACGCTAAAGATCAGGAAGAATATAACAAGAAAGTAGCAACAGTTCAAGAGGCAGCACGTGAGCGGCGAAAAACATTGTCTTTTTATGCGCCACGTACAGGCTTAATAGCTGCACGAAATCCTGCGGGCACTTTACTGGCTCAACCAGCAAATCAGCAATGGTTAGATCTTGATATTGCAATAGGCGACACAATTGAATTTGATGTATATGTAGGCAACTCGCCTAATTTGTTTGGTGATATAGGAAATCAAGACATAGCAGCAAAAGAAGATAGCATAAGGGAGGCTATAGATGATGTTATTATTGTCGGCGAAACATATCTTGTAGCTGGCGTGGAAGCTGTTTGCGTAGGAGAAAGTACTAACAACTTATGGAATATATCAGGCAGCAAGAAAAAATTTACATTTAAAGCTACCCAGGCAGGCAAAACACGTCTAGTAAGTGAGGGGATAGTAATAAATGAACCTGTAAACAATATTGGAGGGCCTAACCAGTTTTTAAGTCAAATTAACCCATCGTCTGGGCCTACCGTATGCAAATTAGCCATTGCGCATTTTACTACAACAAGAAAACTAAACCAAGTGGAAATTGGGATTAAATCGCAAGTATTTAAACGTTTTAATGGTATTGCAAATTTCGCTAGTATACCTTCAGACTTGGTTTTAAATAGAATAGAAAGTGGCGGCAATAATTTTAATGTTGGAAGTTACAGCGAATATGGGCTACGGTATTCGTTCTTTAGGGTGGAAGTAAAAGAAAAAGGCGCTACCGAATGGTACAATTTAAACCGTCAAGCAGGCGCACCTTTCTGCGTAAAAGGTCGTACACCTGTAAGCCAGTTTAATTTCATACGTTTAGCATTTCCAGATTTAGACAAACAATACGAAATTAGATTTAGGCCCATTGCAGGTGGAGCATATTTAGCATATAATCATCCTCTGGGAAATCCTGTTTGCGTATTAGATGCAAGGACTGGGAGTCCTCAAGAGTATCCAGTGTCTACTCCTATAGGCGTATTTATTCTAACATTTAAAGGTTATTCAGAAACTATTAATAATATTGACGCAACTAATGATGTTTTATTTTTACGTGGCAAACCACCAGGAGGCAATCCGCAAAAGATAACTCCTTCTGAGTTTGATTCAAGTGTTGAGATTAGCGATCAAATATTAGATCAACAACTGGACGGAGGGAATGGCGCGTATGTCAAAATACCAAAAGTATTTAGTACATCAGGCGGCACAGGAACGGGACTTACTGTAAATGTACTTGCATTGCAAAGAAGCATCGCAACGCCTGTTGGAGACGTTGTAATTGGTTTGCAAACACGGTGGCTGCATCAGGGGATTATGGGTGCAGGCACTCCGCAATTTGACGGGGAAGAATTTACTAGCACGGTGCGTTTCACAAGGGGATCATATTTTGTAGATGTACGCTTTACTTTAAAAGCACGTAAGATAACTGATTACGGATATTTTGGCACAGGATATGGGGTTAGCCCGCAAAACAATGAAGGTTGGCCGCACCCTCTGCTATGGCAAAATTTAAATACATTTCCATCAAAAGTTACAGTTATTAATTTTGATGGTTTTGATATAGATGTCAACGATAACCCATATGTTAGCTCTGGGGCTAATGGCATATACAAAGTAATAATGCCGCCTGGTTTCCCTACGCCTAACAATAATAAAGTAGAAGCAGAAATTAACATTACATACGCCAGCACAAATCTAGTGTACAAAGGAACTATAAGTATAAAGGACGCAGGATCAAATTATAAGGCCGGAGATATAGTTGAAATAGTAGGTCTTGCCAACGCGCCAAGATTAGCACTTGGTGCCGTAACAGCGCCAGGGTTTGGCGCCAATATATTGGAACCATTTGATGCTATAGCTGATGTATATATGAATGACGGACAAGAAGGCAGTCACCAGAATGGCCCAGAACATGCAATTGTTTATATCAACGAGCAACGCGAAAACATAAAGCTTGATAGTGCTAAAAATCCCATAAAGTACGCTCCAGAATATAAAGATATGACATTATTAGGGTTGCAATTACGCAGCGGTAAAGAATGGAGCAGCTTTAATAACTTTACATATTATGCAAAGCAAGGCTGCAAAGTGCGCAAAATAGTAAATGCTGCCACAGGCAACGCCTACGACGTAACCAGTACTGCGGTTGAAGCTGCATCAAACTTATACCCAGAAATTTTATACCACCTTGTGGCTACATCTAGCTTGATGCCTACGACCATGATCGACTGGGATGGCTTTGCGGAAGGCTGTAAAGTATGCCTAGCAAATAACTTCTACTGGGATGGTGTGTTATCAGCACCAGTAAATATCAGAGATTGGGGCCATGAGAATGCACAATACTTCTTCTTAGATTTTATGGTGCTCGGCGGCAAGTTATCGCTACAGCCAACATTTCCGGTAGTGAAAGGGTCAGGTTTAAGCGGCTACACATTAGCTGGTGCGTATAATCGCAAGCCAGTAATATCCGCTTTATTTACTGATGGCAATATTATCGAGGATTCGCTTAGCGTAAATTGGTATCCTGCGGAGCAACGTAAAGCACCGCAGATATTAGTTACGTTGCGTGATGAGGTGGAGAACGGATTTGCTGAAACTCGCAATATTTTAGTAAGTCGCGTTGGAACAGATAATCCACAAGTTGAGGCTATAGATTTCACAGGTTTTTGCACTAGCGCAGATCACGCCATACAATTTGCAAAGTTATTAATTAACATTAGATTCCATGTAACGCATGTAATAGCATTTAAAACTTTACCTAGTGGTTTGGCCTTACAGCCAGGGCAATATTTTAGGGTGTCAAGCCAAGCCAGGCATGTAGAGCGATTCCAGAATGGTTACGTATTAGAAGATGGCACTGTGGTATCTAGCAGCCCAATGGCGGCTGGCACCTATACCGTTTATTTCTGGCGTTCCGGCATGATGCAAGTGGAGGAGCGGTCGATGGTAATTGGCGCTACAGGCAAAACAACGCCTGAATTTGCCAATAGTGTGTTTACGGAATATAATGACACGACCAGCAACCGTTTATACAAGGCAGAGCAAATCGCTTATGATGAGGAGGGGATGGTGGAAATAACTGGTAGCCATGTACCACTGATGCCTGATGATGGCAGGATTACGTATTTAAACATGGACGACGCACTGTTTACGATACAAAACGAACAATGAGCACCGCAGGCCCTAATTTCCCAAACCTTGTGCCTACAGCACGGTCAATGTCGCCTGGTGATTTTGCCAGTAAGGTTTTCCGTTCGCAAAGCGGTGTTGAATCACGAGTGCAATATGGCAATAAAGCATTTGATAAAACTTTAGATCTGGAATACAACAATATTGCTGATACTTCAGCAGCATTGATTCATGATCATTATTTAGCTTGTAATGGAACATTGTATTACTTTTTGTTATTAGAGCAGCCGAAGGCAGGGGCACCTGGCTTTCATAATCCCAGCGGTAAGTTTGTATACGGCCAAGCTTATACCAATGTGCCAGGATTCCCTGGGACGTTTTATTTTGGTTTAGATACAACCAAAAATCCTACGGCATGGTTTACAACTGCGCCACCAGTTAATGGTGTAGTGACACATCCAAGCTTGGGTTTGTCTGGTACATATGTAGATGCTTCAACATTAACCGGTTATTATCCAGACCCCAATCCCAATGCTTTTGCTAGTGCTAGGTATAGCGCCACACCGTTTGGGCTAAAATACCGTTATGCGGAACCACCGCAGTTTAATAGTGTGAAACCTGGGCGCATGTCCGTTACGGTAAAACTGATTGGAGTGCTTGACTCATGACTTATTACAGCGGCAAGGATGGCACTCTTACCTATAATGGCACTCAAGTGGCTAAGGTCAGCAACTGGAGCGTATCTGCTGCAGTTGATACACTTGAAACTACTGTACTAGCTGACAGTGATCGCAGTTATGTCCCAGGGCTTAGAACTATAAGCGGCAATGCTACTGTATTTTATTATGATTCAGCGCCGGTTTCACTGCTAGAGCGTGTGGTAAAAACTGCTGTAGTTAGTGAGTCTGACATATTAGTAATTAAACTTGGCTGGGGCACTAAACTTATTCAAGGCAATTGCATTATTACAAGTGCAGAATTAAATTGTGCTGTAGGTGAAGTGATGCAGGCTAGCATTCAGTTCCAATTTACTGGCGCACCAACAGGTATAACATTATGACCGTTTATCTTGGCAATGCTGGTAATGTAGAACTCATTAGAGATAGTGGAGATATAATTTCAGGTATCATAAAACCGTCAGACGTTAATGTCGATCTAGATAGATTTAGCTTTAATTTTAATTCTGGTGCATTTGTAACTGGTGACTTTGTAGAGTTTAGCAGTACATCTACGTTGTCATTTGTTTCTGGTTATGCTTATACTAAAGGTAATTGGTTTGTTAATGTAGACCAACTTGGCGGTTTGCGTTTATATCCTACATATTCTGGTGCTATTGCTGGCGCACCAAACAACAGAGTGCAATTAGCAACACCTGGTTCAAATATTACAGTTAGTTGTAAAATTCTTAATTCAGTGCCTAGGTTATTAGCAAATATCATACGGTTTGAGTTATCAACTGATCGTGAAGCTGTTGATACTTCTAGTTTAGGCGATGAATTTAGAAATCAATACAGCACTTTGATCACGGGTTCCGGCAGTATCGACTGTATTTTTGATTATGCAACCGCAGGCCAGACTGAAATTGCAGTTTATTTGCATAATTTAATCTTACGCCAACAGTTTGGCAGTGATTTTAAAGCTAATCTTTATATCTTAACTGAAGGCCAAGCGCAAGGCGTTAACGCCAATAATGATTCTGTGTGGTATGAGATTCAAGGCATAATGACTAATGCCGCGATCCAATGCACTGCTGGCGATATAATTGAAAGCCGATTTACATTTGTTACAACAGGCGAAATCAAGCTAAGAGTGCAGACCACCACCTGGGGTGACTTGTTACTCAATGCTAATGGTGATAGAATGCTTCTAAAGCCCGCTCCTTCCACGGACGTTCTCGAACTCGGAGAAGACTTGTAATGGCTGACCAGGTTATAGCTTCCCTAGGTGTTTTAGCAGCACCAGATACAGACGATGTGTTACCTATCTATTCCATTTCAGCTAGTGATACCAAGAAAATTACAGTTAAAAATTTAGTACAGCAAGGCGCTGCCTTAGTAGATAATGCGTCAATACCAGTAGCCAAGGTTAATCTGAGCGGCATTAATGGCAGCAATATTAGTGCTGGTACGATTGCAGCTTCCAAACTTGATACTGCCACCATCCCAGCTACTGGTGGCGTAACAGTTAGTTCTAACAATTTGCAACTGGTGGCACCTACCAGCCCGATTGTCAGAAATGCAGGTACTGGTAGCCTCGAACACGCAACAAGTGGTGTAACTGCTGGCACCTATACAAAAGTAACAGTTGATACTAAAGGCCATGTAACTGCTGGCACAACATTAGTTGGTGCTGATGTACCAGTTGCTACATCTGCTGTTATTGGTGGTGTATCAGTACCAGCAGCAGGTGGTTTAGCGTTAACAGGTGGTGGTGCATTATCCCATAGCAATACAGTTGCAGGTGGTGCCAGCACTCGCAGTGGCATTACATATGATGCACAGGGTCATATTGTTAGCACTGTTGCATTAGTTGCGTCAGATTTACCTGTTGCCACTAATGCAGTAAAAGGTGCTGTTATAGCAGGAACTGGTTTAGCTGTTGATGGCAATGGCATTTTGTCTACTGCTGTTGCTACAACAAGTGACTTAGGCGGCATCAAGATTGGTAGTGAGTTTGGCCTAAATGGCAGCAACCAATTGCTGTTGGCGACACAGGCAAACGTTGCAGGTGGCACTGCATATCCAAAAGTTACTGTAAACAGCAAAGGTGTTGTTACCGCAGGGGCAGCATTAACAGCAAGCGATATACCAAGTCTTGATGCGAGCAAGATTACAACTGGTAGCGTTGATATTGCGCGTATTGCAGCTAATACAATCACAGGTGCCAAGTTAGCTAATTACGCAGTATCTAAAATCGGCGATACGCAACCAACTGCTGATCATATTGGCCAGTTCTTTTTTAACCCAATTTCAAGAGATCTGTTCCTTTTCGATGGGAACGTTTTCCAGCCAATTGGTATTTCAGTTGGCGAGATTGTATTTGCCGGTACATTTGATGCAAGTGTTGGTGGTGGCACAGGCCATGTGGCATCAGTTACAGCAGAAGGTACTGCTATTGGTTTAGTATCAGGTTCACCATTACCTGCCGCTGCTACTGCTAATAACCGTTACTATCTAGTTGTAAGCGAAGCAGGCACCATTACTAGCGGTAATGCACCGAATGTTGCTTTAGCACCGCCTGATATTATTTTGTCAACTGGTATTCAATGGACAGAAATTGACGTAAGCCAAACATTTACTAGCGTTAGTGCATCACAAGTTTCATTTTCACCAGAAGGCACAATTGCAGCTAATAACGTACAAGCAGCAATTGAAGAAGTAAATAATGAAAAGTTATCACTAACAGGTGGTACGGTAACAGGTAATTTAGAAATCGGTACTGCTGGTAGCTTAAGTTTTGAAGGTTCTACAGCAAATGCTTTTGAGACAACATTGGCGGTTGTTGATCCTACGGCAGATCGAACAATAACGTTACCAAATGAAACTGGTACGGTTATTGTTAGCGGCAATGCAAGCATTGTCAATGCTGATATTTCTGCCGGTGCTGCTATTGCGTACAGCAAGCTTGCGACGTTAACTAGCGGCAATATTGTGCTAGGCAACAGCGCAAACGTAGCAACTAGCACCGCAGTAACAGGTGATATAACTATAAGTAATACAGGCGTTACTTCTATTGCTGCTGGCGTAATTGTTGACGCGGATGTCAATGCCAGCGCAGCGATTGCAGACACTAAACTCGCCACGATCAGCACTGCCAACAAGGTGGGCATCAGCGCCATCGATATTGACGGCGGCACTGACATTGGCGCGGCTCTTGCTGATGTTGATTTGTTTATTGTTGACGATGGCGGGGGCGGCACCAATCGCAAGGCTGCTGCCACGCGCATCACTGATTATGCCTTTGGCAAAGTTAGTGGCGACATCACCATCAGTAGCGCAGGCACTGCAGCGATTGGCAGCGGCGTAATCGTCAACGCGGACATCGCCTCAGGCGCTGCTATCGCCGATACCAAGCTCGCCACGATCTCGACGGCTGGTAAGGTTAGCAATAGTGCAACAACGGCAACCAACGCCAACACCGCAAGCGCAATTGTCGCTCGGGATGCGTCGGGTAATTTCTCGGCTGGCACCATTAGCGCAGCGCTCACCGGTAACGCCAGCACAGCCACGGCGCTGGCCACAGCCCGCAACATCCAGGGCGTGAGCTTTGACGGCTCAGCCAACATCACGGTGGTTACTGCTGGCTCGGGCATTTCAGTTGCTGGCACCGCAGTCAGCAATACTGGCGTATTGTCAGTTAATGGCAGCACCGGCGCGATCAGCAACGTCGCCGTTACCAACTCGGCGCAATCATTCAGCGCAGCACAGCGGGGGACAATCTCGGCGCTGACTGATGGGGCAACGATCACTCCCGATTTTGCGGCGGCGAACAACTTTTCGGTCACGCTCGGCGGCAACCGCACATTGGCTAATCCAAGTAACCTGACGGCAGGACAAAGCGGTGCGATTTGGATCACGCAAGACGGCACCGGCAGCCGCACATTGGCTTATGGTAGTTATTGGGATTTTACTGGCGGCACCGCGCCAACATTAACGACGACTGCTAATGCCCGTGATTGTTTGGTATATGCAGTGCAATCATCTACGCAGATTACAGCCACCCTTATTACCAATTTGAGCTAATGCTAGTTCCAGGTTCCGCCAATCCACTACTACTAAAAAGTGCCGCTGCCGCTGGTGGATACCAGATTAGTAGATCCCTCCGCTTCAATGCTAGTGACAGTGCCTACTGTGGGCGCGCTCCGGGGTCCGCATCCAATCAAAAGACCTGGACGTTTGCTGCTTGGGTAAAAAGAACGCAATCCAAGTCTGGTTTTATTTTTGCGGCTGGCAATACCAATGATCCCTGGAACGCGACGGCGACCACATACTTTGGTTTTGGTATTCTTTCAGCAAGCCTAGATACATTTGATTTTTATAGCAACAGTACGTATTTAAGGGTTTCATCCCAAGTTTTCAGAGATTATTCAGCTTGGGGGCACCTAGTTGTTGCGTGCGACACAACTCAAGCTACTGCAGCAAATCGCCTAAAAATCTACTGGAATGGAGTCGAAATAACGACTTTTGCTACTAACAATAACTTGGCGCAAAATACTGACACCTATGTCAACGGGGCGCACAGTCATTTTATTGGTGGACAAGCAACAAATGTAGCCGGTTCATATTTGGCAGCTTACCTAGCCGACATCCACTTCTGCGATGGCACCGCATACGACCCCAGCAGCTTCACCGAAACCGACGCCACCACCGGGCAGCTCATCCCGAAAGCCTTTAGCGGTACATACGGTACAAATGGGTTCCACCTCGATTTTGCGGATAACTCGGCAGCAACCGCCAGCACATTAGGGAAGGACACTTCTGGGCTGAGCAATAACTGGACTCCGAATAACCTTTCCGTCACCGCTGGTGCAGGAAACGACAGCTTAGTAGACGTTCCCACTAATGGGGCGCAGACGGATACGGGCGTGGGTGGTGAGGTGCGTGGAAACTATGCAACGTTCAACCCACTTTCCACGACAAATACTGGCGGCTTAGCTAATGGCAACCTCCAACAGTCTGGGCTTACCAATTCACACGCAACGATTAGATACCCATCCTCAGGCAAATGGTACTTTGAAGTCACGCCTTCTCAAAAAACTGCTGGCTACGTCATCGGAATACAAGCACTTGCAATGCCTACTACTCCATCCACAAGCAACACGATGGGAGTTGATGAAGGTGGCAACAGGTACAACGGGAATGGCACGTCAACAAGTGGTTTTCTGTCTGCTATTGGCGTTGGCGATACACTAGGCGTTGCAGTTGATCGAGACGCAAATACAATCAATTTTTATCGCAATGGCACAGCGGGAGCTAGCACCCTCAGCCCTTCAAATCTTGGGTCTGACATCGTTCCTTTTGTTCATACCAACGCTGCAACCGTTGACATTAACTTCGGCCAACGCCCCTTCGCCTACACGGCCCCCAGCGGCTTCAAGGCGCTCTGCACGGCCAACCTGCCCGCGCCAGTAGTCACAAAGCCTAATACGGTGATGGACGTGGCGCTTTACACGGGCAATGGCAGCACCAAGTCCATCTCAAATTTGGGGTTCAGCCCAGATTTTGTATGGCTGAAACGCCGAAACCTTGCTGCCAGTCACAACCTATTTGACATTATCCGTGGCGCTACCAAGTTTTTAGGCTCAGATAACACCAATGCAGAGCAGACCGGATCTGACAGACTGACATCGTTTGACTCCGCCGGCTTCACGCTGGGCGCTAACGCCGAAGTCAACAACAACAACGACACTTATGTCGGATGGTGCTGGGACGCCGGAAGCTCCACCGTCACGAACACACAAGGCTCCATCACTTCTACGGTGAGGGCTAATGCGACGGCGGGGTTCAGCGTGGTTACGTTTAATAGCGGCGGTAGCAACGGAGAATTTACCGTCGGCCACGGTCTTGGTGTTGCGCCAAAATTTATTATTATGAAATCCCGCACACGCAGCGGCGGTCCTTGGTGGG